CCAGAATTTCCAACAGTTAGACCTGTATCAGCTATTGTCAATACATTAGAAGTGGCATTGTCATCAATTCCAGTAGATGTAAAATTAGTTATTTTGTCTCCACCTGTTATTGCTATATCATTTCCACCAGTAGTATTTCCGTTTGCTAAAACCTCTGATAATTCATTGTTCGCACCAATTTGACTGTCCACATATCCTTTTGTCGTTAATGTTAATGAAGAATCGCCTGAGATAGTCGCAGCAGAACTTACTTTTCCAGAAAAAACACCATTACCATCCTCACCATTTAATCTTATTTGTAAATCTGTATTTTTAAAAAATTCTAGTTTACTCGCATTAAAACCGCTACCAGTTATACCAGTAAATTTAGTAACTGTGGTTGCAACTTCTATATGATTTATAGTACCATCAAATTCAGCTGTTCCACTAGTTGTTAAATTGTTAGTTATTGTTAAATCATTACCGATTGTAACATTATTTGGTAAACCTATGGTTAAAGATTGATTTGCGGCACTTGTTTCAATTTCATTAGTTGTTCCATTTATTTGTAATACTTGTGAATCTAAATCGACTGATCCAGTTGTACTACCATCGCCACCAAAATCTAAATCTTGAGCAGTTATTTGAGTTGTAACATAATCTATGATAGCGGCACTAGTTGGGATTGAAACATCATTGTCATTACTTGGGATACCATCGGCCTCATCAACAAACTTATTAATTGTAATGCTTTCGCCACTATCGGTCAAACTAGCAAACGAAACATCTAGTGAACCAACAATATTTCCATAAACATTTAAATTTCCACCTGATCCAGATCCACCACCAGTTGTTAATCCACCTTGTAATGTTATACTTTTATCACTATTGATTGTTAAAGCGTTTGATGGGGCATTATCATCAATACCTAAGGATGTGATATTACCACTAAATGTTCCATTGACAACGTTTAAATCACCAGTTAATGTAGCGTTCCCAGAAACATGCAACGCCTCACTTGGCGAAATTCCAATACCTAATTTATTGTTTGTGCCTACATATAAACCAGTATTGTTGCCTAATCCATCGGATAATTGTTTTGAAAAAGATGTTAAATTAGAATTATCACCAACTTTAATTATCGCACCATAAGTATTTTTTATTTTTAAACCTGTATATGTTGTTCCCATAAATTATATTTTATACAAATTTAATCAATTCTAATTACCTTGTTTTTCCTTGACCTTTATATTTTTTTTTATAACCTTTTTTACCTTTAGATGCATTTTTAGAATGTACACCTGGTCGCTTTTTTCTTTTAGATTTTTGATAATTGTTTACAATATTTTTAGCCATTATTTTTTAATTTTTTCTATTGATCGGCCACCAAAATACGCTCCAATTGTAGTCATTAAAATCAACTGTAATAAATCTGTCCATTTTTCATCAACTTTAAAATTAATACTACCAGAATCAATAAATACTAAAATTATTGTTGATACAATTAGAAATAATAATACAATCGGTCTTACTGATTTTGTCAAATTATTTCCATGCTCTAAATCAGCTTTCCATCTTTCTGTAACATTTTTTTGCATATCTGATTCGGCATCAATCCAAATTTGGTTCATTTCTTTTTCAAACTTTGCCTTTTCATCTTTTGTGTGTACAAATTTATCAACTAAGTTTCCAATTTTACCAGCAACACCAGCTCCAGCATTACCAAATAATTTTGCTAAAATATTTTTCATAAGCTATTTTTAATATTAAAATAATTAAAGTAATTGTAATAATGTTTAAATGACTTTCGCCACAAAAACCTAATAAATGTTTAATAGTTTCCATAAGTTTAATTTAAGGGTAATATTGTTAATGCACCAATGATACATAAAATTAATATCATAAATAATACATCATAAACTTTCTCCATTATTAAAAAATTTAAAATGAATAACAAAAAAAATTAAATACAAATTAAATTCTGTCCAGTTATTTAATTCATCTGCTTCATAAAAACTAAAACCTAATAATGGGCCAGTTGTAAATTTTTCTAATATGGCACATTCCCATCTAGTCATTATCTTTTATATATTTTATCCTCAATTTTATCTAATCTTTTTGATTCAACCTCAATGTGATTTTCTAAAAATTGTATTTTTTGTTCTAATAATTCTAACGATTGCTGAGGTGGCAATTTTTTAGCAATTTCAATTTCTTGTTTATTTAAATCAATTTGTTTAGTTAATGTGGAATAAGTCATTGTTAAACTTATAATACCACCAGCAATTATAATTAGGGTTTTTAAATCTAAATTTAAATCTGGTTTACCATCGCCATCAATATCAACATTAACTTTTTTATTTTCAATACCCATTGTTATAAATTTAACTATTTGTTATATCTATATATTTTGTTTTACCCTTATCCCTAACCGCTTTTAAAATACGATTTCTGTTTGCTGAATCTGACACATAACTAACATGAATCCAATCTGGGTTTGTACTGTCGCCAAATTCCCAAATCATTTGGTCAAAATTTAAATTTTCTTTTATATAATTAAACATTTCTGCATTAGATTTATAAGCATATATATCATCAATATCCATAGCTTGACCATAGCAGTGTTGAGATGTTTGTTTACCATTTTTAGATGCACCGCCAATGGCTTTATTAAGTGCCTCGGATCTATAAAAAGAATTTATCTTTATTGGACCACCAACCCATTTTCTAAGCGGCTCAAAAATGTTCTCTGCAACAGATTTCATATTAGTCAAAATATTACCATCTGGCGTATTTGCTAAACCTAACCGCATTGCTGTAATGCTTTTAGTTGCTTCCTTTTCTGAAATATGTTTACTAATCATAATTTAAATTTAATTTGTTGTTGCTCTTCTACGACTAGAACTTTGCATCATTACTGAATTAATTCTTTGTTGTATTTCATCTTTTGTAACTGTAATTTTAAAACTTAAATCAGCTGTCCATTTACCTCTAGGTTTGCCATTTTTGTCAAGTAAAATAATAACTGGAACTGCTTTAATTTGTGATCTAATTGATGGGGATTGATCCTCCAATAATGCAAATTGTATTTTTGCATTTTTAATACCTCTTAAATTAAAGTTGTTAGATTGATTCCATTTTGCATTAATATGCAATAAGGTAAAATCTTGACTTCTAACACAAACCGCAACCAATACAAATATCACACATAATATAAATTTTTTCATCTTTTTTTATAAACTTTATTTTCTAAATCTTTTATTGCCTCTTTATTTTCCTCAACATCCTCTTTTATGTTTTCAGTTAATTTATCAATTTGTACAATATTAGATCTAATTAATTCATCTTTAAATTTAAACTCCATTTTTTGGACAAACTCATCACCAGAAAAATTATCAATTTTATTTTGTAAATCTGAAATATCGCCTTGTAAAGTAAACCACATACTTGCAAGAGATATTGTACCAGCAATAATAATTCCAATTGTTTTTAAATCTAATTGTACGTTTGTATTCTCACTGATTTTAGTTGCCATCGTTTTTCTTACTTTTTATTTTTTGTATTGTATAAATAATAGTTGCAATAAGTAATATAATTCTTAATGTAACTTCAATATTTGTCATTGATAAACCTAAAGCTAATGTATTAAATGTATAAATCTTCATGTCTTGTAATTCCATTTTTTTTTAACTTATTTGTTCAACTTTGTTTGATAATTCTAATATCGCCCTAAAATATGTGTGATCTGTTAAATCATCTTGTAAATATGTAACACCATTATTTGTAACCGAATAACAATTAAAATTATCAGCACTTAAATCAAATCCACTTTGATTTTTAGTTATTAATAAATTCATTATTTGTGTCATTATATCATTAGCATCTAAATCACCCCCAACATCACCTAAAAATCTTGTAACAACCTCAATTCTCGTAATGCACTCAACATTATATTTAGATTGATTGTCATCTATTTGGCTTGTGGACAAACCATAAACCCTTACATAAGGATAGTTCGCGTTCGATGGAACCCTGTTATAAAATAATACATTACTACCATCTAATGTAACAGATCCACTACATGTATCTAAAATCTTTTTTCTAATAAATTTAATCGGATCTTTCATTATTTAGTTAATTTTTTTAAATCTTTTTCAATGTCTTTAAGTAATTTATTTAATCCTATTCTAACCGCCGGGAAAAAGAATGGTTGCGGATTAATATTTACCTTACGCTTTCCATCGCCTTTATATAATCTTTTAATTTCACTAGGTGGTATGCCTAATTTTGCCGCCTCCTTAGCATTCACTCTATTGCCAGTTCCAAACTCTTGATATGGAGCGTATTTTGCCTTGGCAAATATTACAGCGGTCGTTCCTCTCGATTCGCTACCAATTGACTGCATTAAATTACCAGTATCTTTTGGTGCTTTGTCAATAGCTTTGTTTTGAATAAATACAGCTGAATGGGCTATGTTTTTTGATAATTCAGTTGTTGATTCTTTTTTTAATAATTTGATTTTTTTACTCAATCTAGCTAAATCCTTTTTATCAATCTTTATATCTATTGCTTTCATGATCCAACCTTTACGCCTATTATTGTTGTATAATTTTTATATTCGGATTCATAAATATCACTAATTCTATAATCTTTGTTTTCGCCCTCAACTTGAAAAAACCAATTAGTGTTTGTGCTATCATTTATAGAATTAATAGTTGGTGTTCGGCATATTAATTGTACATCAGTTATGGTTTGTCTTTGTCCATTTTCTGAGGATCTTGGACCTTTTAATTGCTTATAGTTTGCCCATATAGCTGTTTTTTGTGTAAATCCTGATTCAAAACCACCGAAACCATCTGATATTTTTGCTAATTCTTTTATAACAATTCTAGTATTTAATTTTCCTGGGTTCATTATAGAAACATTGCTTTATATGAATTTAAAATATCCCTTACATCGGTTGGAACTTCGTTTATACTTACACCAGAAACCCAATCAACTCTATTTTCATAATATGTTGTGGCTAATTGTAAAATGGCTTGCTGCAATAAAGAATCATCTAAACCATTGGTTATATAAACAACAGTAACTTTTTTAGCATATCCATTATCCAACTCAATTGTTTCTTTGTCTAAACCGATATTTGTGTGAGTTAAAGCCACACCATCGGCATGAATACTAGATATAGAGGCAACAGGGCCAAAGGGTAAATCAAAAATACCATTAGTTTCATCTAAATAGTAAGATCTGTTTTTAGCGACAATATCTCTTGAGATATAATTTTCACACCATATTCGTGCTTGTGTAATTTGCCGACCAATAATAGCATCATCAGCGGCAGTATCTATTTTAGCAAATAGTTTTAAATCCGTAGATGATACGATTTCTGAACCTGTTGTGGAATTAATTTTTATTTGCCTCATTTTTCGTTTCTTTTGAATCGAGTTTTAACTCTTTTGTTTCTTTTTTAATTTTTGATTGTTTTTTTTCAATTATAGATTTTGCCCATTTTTTCGCAACCCATAATTTTGCTTGTTCATGACCTAAATTAATTTCATCACCCTCATTGTATCTTTTTCCATCTTTTAGAATAGATATTAATAATTTAATTTTCATAATAGATATTTTATGTAAAGATAAAAAAAAAGTGCCACTAGGTTTTTAATCTAATGGCACAACAAACTTATTTATGAAATCAGTGCAAAGTTATCAAAATTTTCTTTATACTTGCCATTGATGTTTAATTTAAAACTTGTTTGCTCTGTATTTGGTATTATAAAAAACCCTTTGTGCCTTTCATCCCATAAGACAAAATAGTCAACATATTTTTTCTCATAAAATGCCAAACCAGTTCTCCTTAATGTTATTTGTACACTATTTTTTCTTTGTGTACGATCTTTGCCTAAATATTTAATTTGAATTTTAAATAACTTGCCGTTTTTTTCAAGTATGCAGTCATAATAACTTGCACTAAGTAATGGAATTGATACATTAAAACCATGTTTTATAGCGGTTGAGGCAAAATGATATTCCGCAAAACAACCCTTTTGATTATGGTTCATCAAAAAAATATATAAAAAAAACCGACTAAATTAATAATCGGTTTTTAACATTCACATTAAATTAAAAAAAACAATTATACATGAAAACTACGATGTGAATGTACTATCTTTTCAATCTCAGATGCTAACTTTAATATTTTGAGTTTTTTAATTGCTGATAATTCTCTCCATATTTTTGGATCAATAGAACTATTAATCATATCATCTATTTTAATCATTTTCATTGTTGTTTGATAATACAGAGATTGATAAAATAATTAATATTGTTGATGTTAAAAAGTCAGATGATAATAATATAACCCTAAAAGCTAAAAAGAGCAACAGAAACGCTAAAAAGTGCTTTAATTTAAATATCCTCATTGTTTTTTAAGTTAGATGTATTAAAAGGATTAAATGTATTATAAAATTTTTGTTCTAATAAATACCTTTCGTTTTCTCTTTGTCTTTTAGCTTTATTTATATTGTGTAAAAATTTATCTCTATTGGCCATAATTAAAAATCTAACATTAGTATTAATATTATTGAATAAACAACTACATGAATAGCAATAAGCCACATCCAATTGTTTGGATCTTGTTTTAAGAATTTTTTATACATATCAAACATAAATTATATTGTTTTGTTTACACAAATATAAAAGAATATTTTAAAATACCAAATATATTTTGCATTTATTTTATATTTATTTCACTTTACTCCATAAAAAAAGGGGTAATAAATACCCCTTTAATTATAATAATGGTTGTTATTACGGAGTTTCTAGTGCTGTTTTTGCAGTACTGAATGTTCCATCTATAATACCATTTGGCAAGTATGTTGCAAGTGCAACTCTTTCCATTACTCTAACAGTAACAAAACCATCTCTTACGTTAGTTCCATCCTCTGTAAAGAACTCAACAGATACGTTATCTCTAACCCATAATTGAGCCGCTTGACCAAAGTTACCCACTAAAAATGTCCCTGGGTTGACTTCGTTATTTACAGCAATTGGCACACCTAAGAAATTAGGTTGTAACCCTTGATAAACTTGATCTTTAAGATAATTGTTTGTTGTATCTTTTAACAATAGTATCTTATGAAAATCAGTTGGGTTAAGTAAAATATAATCAGCTTTGTAGTTAGCAATCTGTAATTGGTTGATTGCCGCCACAAGTACATCAAATTCATTTGCCGCATCAACTGATTGGTAAAATTTACCATTAGATGATACATCAAAGTTTGTACCTGAATTATAGAAACCATTTAAATTTGGAGCTGAACCATTACCACCTAGAATTTGGTCATCTTCAACCTCCATTAATTTAGCTGGTACCCTAGCTGATAAATAGCTAGAAATTTGAGGCGTATCATGTAGCATCTCATCTGAGATTCTTAAATACGTTCCAATTTTTCTAACATTAGCATCAACAGCTGTCATATCAAAGTCAGTTTGACCTAGTGTTGCTCCTTCAGCTGCAGCCGCAGCTCCGTTGCTGTATCCACTTTCTTTAACATATTTAACAACATCGCTATTTGTTGAACCAATAGGAATAAGTTGTCTAATGTTTTGTGGGGTAGTAGGATCAAATTTATATCCTGGTATTCTTTGTGGCGGTATTACTGCTCCAGTAAAATCGGCCGCAACTGTCATATCCGCCTTTATATCGAACATTGATGATCTTGATGATCCATTTCGCATTGAATCTAATGCTCCCTCTTTGATAGCTTTTGTTAAATTGCCACCAAATGATTTATCCTCTTTTTGAGATGCTTCAAATCTCTTTTTACTAGACACTTCAATAGCATCCATTCTCTCAGTAAATTTTTGTGTTAGGTTTTTGATTTCGCCTTTTAATGCTTCATCCGCCTTACCAGTTGCTGAATCAACTGCTTGTCCGTGAGCTTTTTCCAATTTAGCATCTATAATATCGCCTAATTGGTCAAGCTGGTTTTTTACATTTTCATCCATTTTAATAGAATTTTTTTAAAGTTTATTAATTAAGTATTTGTAAATATCAACCTCCTGTACCATTTTTTCAACTGGCTCAGTGATTAAATCAATCGGCTGAGTAGCATTAATGAAATATGTTTTGAGTTTAAGTATTTCTGATTCTAAGGCATATCCCATATCATCCGAGATATTACCCTTTCTTAGTAGCTTACAAATGTTATCGTATCGTTTGTAAACTTGATCCATATTAGATATTCCCTTTACATCTAATATCTTAGCTTGATCGTTTGCCGCCATTGTAACAGCACTAATTTCATATAGTTTGACCTCTTTAATTTCTCTGTAATTACCCTTGTTTTCTTTTACAATCGGCATAATACCAACACTATTTTCTGTGATTACACCGGCTTTCATTAGCTCAATGACATCGTTACCCAATTGTGTTTTTGGAATCTCGGCTGTAAATACCAATCCTTTTTCATCCTCATAAAGTTCATTCATTTTACCAAGTGGTTTCATCATATCATGTTGATATATATATTTAACTCTTTTGCCATTCTCTTGGATTGTTTTTTGATATGCACCACGCCTTATGATATCTTTATCGCTATCCTCATTATCAAAATATGATCCATATCCTTTTACGATATTATTTTTCTCATCTAAATCAATTATCTCATCACCGATTGGTGCTGATTTATATATAAATTCCATATTTTATTTTTTTACAAAATTACTAATTTTTTATTATTCAATATTTTCACCTGTTTCATCAATAATTTCTCTTGTTATAATTGTTTCAAATACAGGATTGACAATATTTGTCAATCTAAATTCTGGGATTCTTTGATTACCTAATCCAACACCAATGTTATCTAATTCAGTTACTGGAATAGCACCCTCATCTGGGATTGGTATAATTCGACATCTACAATTTATTACATTTCTAGCCGAACCCTCGCCAGGTCGTGGCATTTCCTCACCGCCAACAATAAAATTATCAGTCATTCGCACTGTCTGACCATTAGCCACCTCATGCCATGGGCGCTCCCTACCATCCATAATAGTAAGCCATCTTTTAGATAAATCATTTTTTGAAAATAATGTTGTGGCGCTCTTTTCAGCGGCAAAGTTTGCGGCCCTTGTGCTTTCAGTTCTTACTAATCTTTGTGCTTGGAATTTACTATAATGTTTAAACTTTGAACGTAATATCCTGGCCTTTTGTTGCGCTCCTAAGCTCATAAACTCTGGATCTCTCATTAATTGTTGTGTAATCTTTATTAATGTTTTTTTAGCTGTATTGGCAACACCTGTAACATTGGTTGCGGCCACTTGACCACCATAAGTTGCAAATGCTTTTTCCCATTCGCTTTCATAAGGTTTTGAATCCGCTTTTTTTATATAATTTTTAAATGATTTGAAATACCATTTAGCAATATGATTGCCTATTGATATATACATCTTTTGATATTCTTTTTGTAATGAATCTAATGTAAATAATGATTCATATTTAGTTATCCCAAAATCATTAAAATTCTTCACACCCTCGTTGTAATTCTTTTCATAATATTTTGTAAGGGTTTTAATATTTTTATTTTCAATAAAGTTAATTTGTTTGTCTAATGATGCTAAATAATTATTATCTAATGAATTGTTTTTGTAAATTGGTTTTGATTTGTTTTCAAATTGGGAATAACAAAAAGCAATACGTTGGTCAACATTGGGAAAATCCCTTGTTGCCTCATCATCTATTACACATCTTGCAATAAATTGTCTTTCTGATTCGTTTGGTTTTGGTGTTGGCATTATTCATTATCTAATTGATTTAACTTTCTCTCGGCATACTTTAACATCGATTCACCACCCCACCCAAGATATGCAACATAACCTTTGTCGCGCCATGGTGTGTCTTTAAATTTAGGATTAATTCTATTATACCCACCGCCTTTGGTTCGAGATAAAAAACTAAAAGTTCTTTTTAAAACTGATAACGATAGTTTTTCCCTAGCTATTAATTGGTTCATCCTCGAAAGTCCAATAGTTGTCATTCCATCAACCTCACCACGACCATATTTGTCAATCCAATTTTTTACTCTTTTAGCGTTGTTGGTAGCACTTTGAGGATAGTCATCATAACCCTCGGCTTTAGATTCTTTTTTAGAACTCATTGGATGGCCCTCTGGTAATAAATCTGTATCATGTTTACCACCTCTAAATTTTCCATTCTTTAATGCATATAGATATGAGTTTACTCTAGCCATTGCCCATTGATCTGCTGAGCTCACTGATGGTCGTACGCTACTAGGATTAGTATTGTAAGCGCCAACACCTCTATTGAAAACCTTTTTTAAAGTTCCTAATGATGTTTTTTTTGATTTTGCACTAACTGAATCATTATGATCTAAAACTTTTTTTTTTAATGCCTTTTCAACCCTACTTGAAACCTCAGCTTTATATTCATCCTCATCATCATGGGGTTTGCCATAATGATATTTATTATTTTCTAATGCCTCATCATATTCCTGGTGTGTTTTAAAAGGCATGAATATTGTTTCACCATCATAGGTATGAGTGTGCGAACCATTGCCTCCCATTTCTTTAGCTCTTTCCTCCGCCTCATCACGTGTTGTGTATGCATCAACAAAAGCTCTTATTTTTTCTTTATTTATAAAATTATTATTAAACATTTTATCAATATTATTTGTTTCAGCTGGTTGTGGTTCCGGCATATCTATTGGCTCACCACTAACAGGAATTAAATTAGCTGGGATATAATAATCATCTAATATTGAATTTTCCTCATCGTGGCTGTAAGACATCGCCGCTCTTTTTTCATTTGGTGTTAGCCACCATGCCTTACTCATTTGATCAACAATTTTATCCGTTTCCTCTTGCAATTCTGGAATTACACTAAAATCATATTCAATACAAATGTTATCGCCATACATTGGAGCCAACCAACGATTCAATTCATCTTGTATCTTAATAAGCTCTGGAATAACACAATTTTGATATAATGCTTTCTTTGCCTCTTTCATGTTGTTATAAGTGCTGGATTCAGTATTGTTTAACAATTGAACTGGCACATTATAAATATTACATAAATCTTTAATTGAGGCGTTGTATTGCTCAATCAAACTCATATCAGATGCATTTAAACCAAAGTTAACCCAAGATAATTTCTTTGGTGTTATAATAATATCACCGGCTTTTTTACTACCTTGATGATCACGTCTAAATTTATCTTTTAATTGTTGCGCTTGAACCTCATTTAAATCACCCTCATCACTCATTAAAATACCCCTAGCTGTCTGGTTTTGTAGGAACTTAACTCCGCTTTCTGTCGCCTCATTATTAGTAGTCATAGAACGTAAACCAGCTTTTAGGGGTGATTGACCATAAAGATGGGATCCGGTACCATCATAATAGGGATTAAAATCTTTTATATGGCACATTTGTTCAGCTGGTATTTTATATGTGCCATTATACTCAATGGTGTAGGATTCAACAGGTTTCATGATACCTCCAGAGTTTATTTCTATTATCTGACTAGGCATAACATAAAGCTCAGTATATTTATTAATATTATCACCTGTCTCTGGTCCAATACCATAAATGTATCGGTTCCCTGTTAATTTACCAAAAGCAATAAGCTCACTAATCCATGAGGCATAAGATTGTGCTGGGTTTGGTCGTTCTAATAGTTTGTGTAATTCAGTATGTTCAAGCTCAACCAAAGCATGTTTTTTTAACATATTAGCTTTGTACATTACATTGGCATCACTAAGCCCACTGGATAACGCCTTATATCGCTTATAGCTATTGTCATTTACTTTTTCATATATGTGAAAAGGAATAGTTGATGCCGCCTTAGTGATGATATTTACAAGTGAATAAATCGTTGCATTTTTTCTGTAACCATCATTAATATAAGTTTCATCATTTTCAGTATTCCAAACAATTGTATTGCCTAACCAATTGTAAATTGCTCGGTTATATTGTTCGTTTGTATTTTGTGATTTAGTGTTTATTATAGATTTAAACCTATCAAAGAATGAAGCCATTAATATAAAATTTTATGTAAAAATACAAAATAATTAATTCTTAATTATACAACAAAAAAATCATTACGATTGCGCCACCTTGAATAAACACAATATCGAATTGAATCCATTAAGTGATCCGATTGATTTGCTTTTGGTTTATTAATAATCGTGCCATCTTTTAATTCATCAAAAACATACGATTGCTGTTCTTTTAAAATGTTAATTGATTCCTCACTAACATAAATATCAAACTCTTTTAATAAGCTAATACCAGCGTTAATACTACCAGCACCCTTTATGGCTGGTTTTGCCCATATACTCATTTGCTTTAATTCCTCAATACTCTTTGGCTCGGCACTATCACAGTAACAAATAAAATCATCTAATTTTTGTTTTTTTAAGAATTGTGCAATATCCCTGTTTGTCATTCCCTTTTTATATAGTATCTCATGAATGTATAAATTATTATTATGCCTACTAACTTTTACAATTGCTAAACTATCTTGAGAGAATCCAAAATCAATACCAATAACCTCATCATCTAATTCTGGGAAATCTTTATAAGGAATGTAATTCCAATTCTTAAATATTTGTTTTTCACTAAACTCAGCTCTTTGGCCCTCACCATATACACGCCAATAATCTGGATCCCTCTCTTTAATCCTTTCAATTTCTTTTACCAGCTCTTTGGGTAAAAACTGATTATCTTTATAGGTTGATATATATAATGCCGCATCATCTCTCTCTGCTAATTCATAAAGATAATGTACTGGATCAGATGGGTTAAAATCTATAAATACTTGTTTTCTGGTTCTCATAACCAATTGCTGGTAATCCTCAAAAAATAATTCATTACCCTCATTAATCCATAATATATCCCTAGCGGATCCCCTTATTTTTTGTGCATCATCAGCACTAAACATTTCTAATGTATGGCCATTAAAATCAAATGTGTTTTCTGACTTATTATGAACGCCATTCCAATAGATACCTAATTGCTTTGATATATGTAAAAAATCTCTTAAAACTGACCTTTTGAGGGCTGGTAGGGTTTTTCTAACTATTGATATTGTTAATGGATTCTTTTCAGTAGTCATTAAGTATAAACAATATTGCATTAAGCTCCAAGATTTGCCAGATCTTGTACCACCTTGGAATATGTTTAATCTTTTATTTGAGTTAACCGCCTGGTAAAATTGTTTGTTGCAAAACTCGGTTACTCTTTTTGGTTTGCTGGTGTCCATTCAATTAGTTTGCTTTCAATAGAGCTATCATGTTGTATTTCTTGCCTTTCAACATACCCTCTCTTTTTTCCTTTTGTTTTTAATAGAAATATTGTTGCTGTAACATTGCCCTCTTGTATTTGTTTATGTAATTGACTTTCAGCAAAATCCAAAGTAATATCCTCAATAGATTTAACCTCTGCTGCATACTTAGGATCATTCTTTAACCAATTATAATGAGTTTGTCTATTGATGCCAACTGTCCTGACAGCTGTTGTAACAACTGATAAACTTTTTTCTAATGCCTGGAGCATTAATCTTTTTTTATGTGTCGATACTTGCCTATTTGCCATTTAACAAAAATACATAAAAAAAAGGGAGTTATAAAACCCCCTTTGATTACCTAATGCCAATAGCTCCCGCCTGGCTTTTTATGTTAGGTTTTTATGCTAAACACCATCTGTTAAAACCATCAGTTAATGATAAATTTGCAACAAATGTTACATCTAATTCTATTCTTTCTAAAAGATTAGTTTTTAATCCTCTGGCATAAAGATATTTACTTGTTGCTCCCAACACCTTATATTTAGTATTTGGATTAGCCATGTCTGTATATTGTATTATTTGTCCGAATTTTAAATTATTTGCTTTCATTTTATAAGTTTTTGTTATTAATTATACTCAAATATACAAATATTTTTTTAATTACAAAATATTTTTTGCATTTATTTTAAATATTTAGGTTTTTATATATTCTTTTCCATTTATTTTAATACTTAGTTTAAAATCTAGCTTTAACATTCTATCTATAATTACTTGACAATACTTTGGATCAAGCTCCATTCCATAACATTTTCGTTTTAATTGATGAGCAGCAACCATTATAGAACCACTACCTAAATAAGGGTCAAAAATTAAATTTGGTTTATTTTTAGAATGTCTGTCAGCATATTCTAAACACCATTCTATAATTTTAATTGGTTTTTGAGTTGGATGATTTTTTTCTTCTCTATTTGCTAAAGCTCTTGAATATTCTTTTATTCTTAAAGCATTATTAAAAGATGTCCAAGCCATTTCTCCATCTGCTAAACTAAAACCTCTCTGTCCCTTATCCCAAATTAACCAACCCATAGTTGGTCGAAGATCATCTGTAAAATAATTACCTCCCCATATTATTTGATTTTCAGATATTTCACATAAGTATTGTAAAACTCCACTTTCAGGTTTTTGTTTATCCCAATTTGGATTACCGAAATTTCTCCATCCGTGTTTATTTGTTTTTTCTTTAAACTCGTTTCCTTTAATAAGTTGATTACCATAATCTATTCCATAAGGAGGGTCAGTTAATAATAATTCAATTTTTTTATTATTTATAACTTTAGAAATATTATTTGTATCGGTACTATCTCCACATAATAAACGATGTTCACCTATTTCTATTAAATCGCCTAAAACAACATCAATCTTCATTTGTTCTGGTTCGGTATAATCATCTTCTTCAGCTTCAAGTTGTACATCATCAAACTCTGGTAAAAAACTTAAACCCCATTCGTTTAATTGTACAACATCCCATTCATTTGCTAATATGTCCCAATCCCAATCACCAAAACCAACATTGTCTTTAATTATAAACTGTTTTTTTTGTTCTTCTGACCATCCAATAGCTTGATGTATATAAACCTCAAATAAACCAGCTGATTTACATGCTTTTAATCTCATATTGCCACCAAGTACAATCATATTTTCATCAACTATAATTGGTCGTTTTTCCAGCATTTCTGGAAAATCCTTAATTGATTTTACTAATTTTTTAAATTTAGAATCAACAACATATCTTGGATTGTTTGGATTCTCTTTAACTTCTTTAATATTTACTTTTTTTATCATGTTTGCTTTTTTTATTATACAAATATAAATACAAATCCCATATTTTAGAACTAGCAATACTTTGGTTCTTATAAGTATCTGGTGATTTTATAAATAAACCATTGTCAGAAATTTCAATATGACATTCTTTTTTATGCTTTATAGGTACTATATAAATTTTAATATTATTATCTAAACACCAACTTTGAGCTTTTAAATACTTATTCATTCTGTTCCAGATATTATATCTTTTTTGTTTGAATCCTCAACAAGCATTGCAAACCCTAAGAATAGATAATTTAAAGCATCTGCATAACGACTATCTATTGGCTCAGCTTGATGCATATTAGGATCACCAGCATGGCTCAAAATGGCTTGTATGTGCTTATTAAAAAATACTGCCCAAACTTCCATAGGTGTGATTCCTATACTTTCAGCAGTTGTTTTAAAATTGTTTAGAACGTCTATATTCTTTTGTGTGTATTCAGGTTGTTTAGCATCCATTATTTCTTGACATTTGTCTAATAGATATTTTTTGTTTTCTTCAAATTCTTGTTTAGTCATAATTAAAATAATTCAGTTTGGTTTTCTATTTGTTTTTTTCTTATTCCCATTACAGTATCTAATATTGTTTTTCCAGCTTCGTAATCTACAAGATTTCTTGCAATTTTATTAATAGGTTGTTTGCCTTTATATTTATAAAAATCATAATCGTGAAATTCACATAATTTTTTTACCTCTTGTAATCCAGTACTAATTCTTGCCTCTCTAATAGTTAATACATTAGGTAAATTAAAATTACACCAATACAAATGCCTATGTCTTTTTTTTGCAGGAATTAATGGCTCGTAATATGGAATTACATTTTCGACAACATATTTACCATCATATAGTTTATCTAAAAAAATTATCTCTTGATATAAACTCATATCAGGATATTTCATTTTTATTTTATTTTTATTACTTTGAACTAACCTACTATGTGTTGGACAAGGTGGTGAACTCCAAATAAAATCAAATTCTTTATAATTATCTAACAAATATTTATGGGCATCATCAACAATAACTTTGTCATTTGGAAACCTCTCTTGATATAATTTAGCAAGTTCAGAATCCCACTCAACAGCTGTAATTTCATGTTCATCACCCCACTTGTATCGGTTGCCACCAAGACAAGCATATAAATTTAAAATTTTCATAATTATTATTTAAAATGGTACGTTATCTTTTATTACTTGTATTTTCTTTTCGCCTTGAAATATCTCTTTATAGATACCCCCATTATCAAAATCAGGAGCTATCTCAAAATCACCTAATTGTCCATTCTCTTTTCGTTTTACCTTTTCAACGTGCAACCTTACAACATCACTTTTATATTTAGTTTTTTGTCCTATACATCTATATGCAATTAAACCATTATATGCCTTGTTAAAAAAATCTGCTGATCCTGAAATATCATATAATGTTGGTTTTTTATATACACCACCTTCACTTTCAATTTTTCTAGGATGTGCAACCAAAAACAAATGAGTATTAGTTTGCTGACAAAATTGAGTTATTTGTGATAATATTTTTCCAATATAACTATGATCTCTTTGTGCTGAATGATCTAACATATTCCAGGGATCAATTACACAAACATTAATTCCTTTTTGAAATACCAGCTCCCTAAATGCATTTAAAATACCTTTTAATGTTAAATTTTCTAAGTCAATTTTAATCCAATAAAAATGATCCTCAATAAAATCTTTTGTGTTATTTAAATCATCGCTGTTACAATTTTTAGAATTTAGTTTATTTGCTATTCTCTTAATGTGGCCCTCGTATGGAAAACTCTCTGGTGAAAACATAGCACATCTAAAGTCATGTTTAGTGGCTAAGTTGCATAAAATTTGGTCCAATATATCGGATTTACCAGAATTTGGGATACCACTAACAACTGTCCACTCACCAAATGCCATTTTAAAATATTCATCTGATCCTGGTAAACCAATTGTATAATTAGTAATACCATTTTCATTGTAATTTAAAACATCATTCCAAATATTATCAATATTTAACACGCCTTCTAATGGAAAGTTCTTAGCATCTTTAATTATGTTTCTTAATGTTTCCGCACCTTTACTAATCAAAACCTCGTTAGCATCCTTAAAATCACCAAATTCAACGTATTTACAACGATAGTTTCCAAACCTTCTAGCTAGTTCATTTCTTAACTGCAATCCAGCATCATCATTATCGGTGCAAAGTATTATTTCTTTTTTATCTTCAAAATACTCAAAACAATTATCTAGGTATTCTAATTTCTGTGAACCTTTACTAGCACCATTTGGAACTGAACAAACAGAATACAAACCAGCTTCATGTAAACTAAGTGCATCCATTTCGCCCTCAACTATATAACATTTATCAGAATCTTTTATATTATCAATACCATAAAATATTAATTCAGCACCAGAAACTAATTTGAAATGTTTTTGCCCATCTCTATATTTTACATTTACAATTTCATTATTTCTATAATAATTAAAATTTATACAACGCCTTTTGGCTTTAACCTGGGGCATATATTCTAGTGATTCACCAATTTTCCAATGAATTAATGTTGGCTCTGTTATACCTCGTAAAGAAAACCAGTTTATAACTTTGTTATTTAAATTAGAATTAACTTTTGGTGGTAAAATATATTCTACTTTTTGTTTAAACTTTACATTACCACCCCAACCACAATTATGACAATTATATAAACCCTCATCAATGTTAACCGATAAACATTCATCTCTTTTATTTTTTCTAGTATGTGAACATTTAGGGCATTTTGTTTTTACTGATCCATGTGATCTTTTTAAGATGATACCTAGAGCCAACAAGTCATTGTAGTGATTCATAAATAAAAATATTTTTTAAATATATAAATTTATTTTTAATATTTTAATAAAAAAAGCATTTCATCTAACGATAAAAGATTATTTTTTTCCATTACATAGGCATTTACTCTAGTCATTCTAATATTATTTTTTTGGAATATTAAACTATTTAGGGTAAATCCTTCAAAGATATAATCTGGATAGTTACAAGT